TGAAATTATCACTTTCGGCACAGGCACAGTAGATTTTACATTTGAGAATGACGGCGCTGTTATTAGTAATCCAGAAGCAAATGCCACAGGTGATATTTTAATATCAACTTTAGGTTTGGCATCTACTGATGCAATCACAATATTCCTTGATTTGCGTAAAGAAAGTTTAGACTATGATGCAGGGCAAACAGCAGATCCATATGCATTCAACGCAGTAGATAGGTATCCAGCATGAAAGAACTAGTAGAAAACATAATTAACAAAAAATATGATTCAGCTAATGAACTTTTTGAGTCATATATTGCCGATATTACAGCAATTAAGCTTCATGAAGCAAAGAAGATGGTTTCTGCTAGAATGAGTGCTGAAGGTATGGATTCAACTTTAGCTTCGTTAGCAAGACAAAGAAAATTAAGAATGGGTGTTCTTGAAGAAGATGATTTGGAAGAAATGGATCTTTCAAGAGAAAAACCAGATTATGCAAGCATTGAAGATCGTAGAAAAGGTCAAATTGTACAAAATGCAGGCAAATCTTCTTTACCTGGCACACAAAATACTAACGATGAAGGTAAAGGTGATCTAAAAATATCCATTGTTAAAAAGACAATGAAAGAAAGTGATGATCTTGGTCCAGTCGAAGCTAAGAAGAGAGCAAGTAAATACAGACGTAAAAGTGATGGTAAAGAGATTTCTGCTGTAGAGCATCCAGGTAAAGAATGGGAACTTGTCAAAGAAGAAACACTAGATGAACAACGTTTTAAGATTGTAAAGGCTAGAGTTCGTGGTGGCAAAGTGCAGCGCCGTAAGAGAATATCAAATGTAGAAGGTTTTAAGATGCAAGGTGGCACACTCAAGCGCATGTCACCTGCTGAAAGACGTAGACGCAAACTTGGTCAGAAGCGCGGTAAACTAAAGCGCAGATCAAAAATGCGTATGGCTATGATGAAGCGTAAGCGTTCACTAAGAAAAAGATCATCAATCGGATTATAAGAAATGAAGCTAATTAAAGAAGAAGTAGTAGAAGTAAAGTATCTCGTTGAGATTAACGAGCAAACAAATGCAAAAGAGTTCTTTCTTGAAGGAATTTTTATGCAGGCTGAAAAGCAAAACAGGAACGGTCGTGTTTATCCAAGAGATATTCTTGGCAAAGAAGCAGATCGTTATAATCAAGAATATATCTCTAAGAACAGAGCATTTGGTGAACTAGGGCATCCAGATTCACCAACTATCAATTTGGATCGTGTGTCTCACATGATCACAAAGCTTTATCCAGATGGTAATAACTTCATGGGTAAAGCGAAGATTTTAGATACTCCTAATGGAAAGATTGTGAAAAGTCTTCTAGATGGCGGCGCTACACTAGGCGTTTCAACAAGAGGCGTAGGGTCTCTTAAGCCAGCAAACGGTTTTCAACTTGTTCAGCCAGATTTTCGTCTAGCCACAGCGGCTGACATTGTGGCTGATCCATCAGCACCAGATGCTTTCGTGAGAGGCATTATGGAAGGTAAAGAATGGATTCTTGACGAAACAGGTTGGAGAGAAGTTGATTATTATGCTGCTAAAAAGCAAATCAAAGAAGCAAGCAGACACGAAATTGAAGCAGTTGCACTTAGACTGTTTGAAAATTTTATCTCAAAACTATAGAAATTATAAATAAATTTAAAAGGAGTAATCTAATATGGGTAAGTCACTTACTGAAGTAGCAAAGGCAGTTCTGATGAATGAATCAAACGATTCAGCACCAGACGCTGGTGCTAAGTCAATGAATCCAAACATGGCAACATTGCGTCCAGGTTCAAAATATGCGGAAGGTCGTTTTGCCACTCCACCTGTTCCAGATGTGTCGGTTCCTGCACGTTGGAATCCACCTGATGGTCAGAAATCACACATTGAAATTGATGCTGTGACTGACGCTCAAGATCCACGCAATCTTGGTGCTCTTTCAGCCAAGGACGTTGGAAAAGATAAAAGTAAATCGGGAAAGTCTTCTGTTCCTGCTCAGGCACCAGAAAAGATGATGGCAGAAGATGAAGAGATTGAAGAAGGTCTTGCAATGGTAGATAAAGACACAGGCGCTACAGTTGGTGGTACCACTGGTGTTAAACCTAAGCCAGGTCCAGGTGGTAATGCACCAGGTTCAGCAGGTCGTATGAGCGGCATGACAATGAAAGAAGAAGACCTAGAAGAAGACATTGAAATCTCAGAAGAACTAGAAGCTTTCATTGATCAGTGTCTTGAAGAAGGTATGTCAGAAGAAGAAATTGCAGAAGCGATTGATGAAAATTTTGAAATCCTAGAAGAAGACTATGATGATCTAGAAGAAGATGTAGACTACGAATATACCGTAGATATGTCTGAACACGTTGCTGCTCTCTTTGAAGGTGAAGACCTATCAGAAGAATTCCAAGCTAAGGCTATTGCAATCTTTGAAGCTGCTGTTACATCAACTGTAAAGTCAGAACTAGGTGCAATCGAAGAAGCTTATGCAGCTACTCTTGAAGAAGAAGTAAACGAATTAAAGGAAGAACTTTCATCTAACGTGGATGATTACCTAAATTACGTTGTTGAAAACTGGGTATCTGAGAACGAAGTTGCTATTGAAGCTGGGCTTCGTACAGAATTAACAGAAGAATTTATTTCAGGCTTGAGAAACCTATTTGCTGAGAACTATATCGACATTCCAGAAGATAAGATTTCTGTTGTTGAGGAACTTGGCAACAAGGTTGCTGAATTGGAAAACAAGCTAAATGAAGAAATTGAACGTAATGTAGAATTGAGTGCTATTCTTTCAGAAAGCAAGAAGACAGAAGTTATGTATGCTATGACTGAAGGTTTGACAGCTACACAAGCTGAAAAACTAAAGTCACTTGCAGAAAACGTCGAGTTTACTTCAGAAGAAGAATATGCACACAAGGTAGCTACATTGCGTGAAAGTTATTTCCCATCTTCAATTACATCTCAAAATGCATTGGACTATATCGATGCAAGTAATGAAGGTAAGACAATGATTTCAGAAGGACTAGAAGGACCAATGGCAAAGTACGTCGAGGTTCTTGGCAAGAAACTTCCAAACTAATAAATACTAATAACGTAAGAATCTCAAAGGAGAATATTAAAATGTATCTTACAGAACAACTAGAACAGAAGTGGTCACCAGTACTTGACCACGAAGGTGTTGGCAAGATTAAGGATTCATACAAGCGCGCTGTTACAGCTATCGTTCTTGAAAACCAAGAAAAGGCTATGGCAGAAGAATCTCGTATGCTTAACGAATCTGCTCCAACAAACAATTACGGTGGTGGTAACATTGCATCATACGATCCAATTCTTATCTCATTGGTTCGTCGTGCGCTGCCAAAGTTGATTGCATATGACGTTTGCGGCGTACAGCCAATGACAGGTCCAACAGGACTTATCTTTGCTATGCGTTCACGCTATGCTAATCAGACAGGAACAGAAGCTTTCTTCAACGAAGCAAATACTGGTTTCTCTTCTACAAACGCTCTTGGTGCTAACGGTTCTTCAGTCCTTCAGGTTGGTAGCAACCCAGTATCAAACACATTGAACACAGCAGCATATACAACTGCTAATGCAATGACAACTGCTCAAGCCGAAGCACTTGGCGATTATGCTACAAACGCATTCGCTGAAATGGCTTTCAGCATTGAAAAGGTAACTGTAACTGCTCGTAGCCGTGCGCTAAAGGCAGAATACACAATGGAACTTGCTCAGGATCTTAAGGCTGTTCACGGTCTTGACGCTGAGACAGAACTTGCTAACATTCTGTCTACAGAAATCCTAGCAGAAATCAACCGTGAAGTTATCCGTACAATCTACGAATCAGCCGTTCGTGGAGCTACATACGGAACAACCACAGCTGGTACATTCGATCTTGACACAGACTCAAACGGCCGTTGGTCAGTTGAAAAGTTCAAGGGTCTTGTATTCCAGATCGAACGTGAATGCAATGCAATCGCTAAGGCAACTCGTCGTGGTAAGGGTAACATCCTCATCGTATCTTCAGACGTTGCGTCTGCTCTTGCGATGGCTGGTGTTCTTGACTACACACCTGCTCTTCAGGTTAATCTTGAAGTAGACGATACAGGCAATACCTTCGCTGGTACAATGCATGGTCGTGTAAGAGTTTACATCGATCCATACTTTGGTGGTTCATCTGCTGGTGACGAACTTGTAACTGTTGGTTATAAGGGTGCATCACCTTACGATGCTGGTATCTTCTACTGCCCATACGTTCCTCTACAGATGGTTCGTGCTATCGGTCAGGATACTTTCCAGCCAAAGATTGGCTTCAAGACACGTTACGGCATGGTAGCCAACCCATTCGCACGTGGTTCATCAGAAGTAAGTCCTGGTGTAATCGCAGCACGTACAAACGAATACTACCGTATCTTCCGTGTTCGCAACCTTATGTAATCATAAGGCGCAACAGCACAGAAACAAGATTTGGGCAGCAGAAATGCTGCCCTTTTCTTTTACATAAATACTCTCACAGGAGTAAAAAATGACTACAATACCTATCGCAAGAATACCAGATAACTCAAACTTTCTACAGACAACCAAGTATACATTCATTATACCTGAGTTGCCGTTTGCTCGTTATTTTTGTCAGTCTGTCAATCTACCTGGTGTAAACACAACAGAAGTTGCTATCAATACTCCTTTTGCTACCACATACAGACACGGTGATAAGCTTGCATATGATTCTCTTACAATGTCTGTTCTGGTAGACGAAGATTTCCGTGTATGGGAAGAAACATACAAGTGGCTTGTATCACTGACAAAGCCAACAAAGTTTCCAGAGTATGTGAAAAATCGTCCTAACAAGCTACCTTATTATGATGGTGTTCTAACAATGAACACAAATGCAAATCTACCTAACCTTCGTATCAAATACACAGATTGTCATCCTGTTTCTATTGGTGGTATTCAGTTCAGTGCTGCTGATAGTGCTGATACAACCCCTGTGTTTGATATCACATTCCGATATGATGTGTTCTTCATCGAAAGATTTTAGTTGACAGGAACTTAATTTCCTTATATACTTACAATCATTTTTTGTAATGGAGATGTAATGAAGCCGCCAGTTAACATTGACGCACTCATGGAAGAATGGATCAAAGACTCAGCATGGGATGAAACTGAACCGCAGAAAGCTATGGCTAACATACCAAAGCTTCATGCAAAGTATTTGCGTATCATGACACATCACAATATGTTAGTCAAGAAGCTTTATGCTGAGTATAACACCAGACGCAAGATCAAGTGGGAATATTATAGTGGAGACTTGAACAACCCAGAAGACCTTGAGAAGTATGGACTTGAACCTATGATGAAGAAGGTTCTTCGCGCAGACTTGTCCCACTATCTTGATTCGGACACTGAACTAAATAACATACTGTTGAAGAAAGTGATACATGAAGAGATTGTTGAGTTCTGTAAGAATGTATTGAAGGAGTTGAACAATCGTACTTGG